TATGGCCTCGCCTTTATCGCCCGCCGCAATTAAATGTTTACTCTGCGGATCGTACTGAAGGCCGTTGATGTGCTTGGCCAAGCTGTACCGGTCAGCCTGCTCGGCACCCGGTGTGATGGCAATCGAGTCGTAGCCGTTTGCGGCTGCGTGGTGGATCATCTTCTTGAGCGCCAGCTCGTGCCAGTTCTTTTTGAACGGGGCGTTGGGCACCACGTTGTTGAGCTTGTGGCCAAGGTCTTGGGCCTCCGCCTGCGCCTTCATGACCTGCGGCATCAGGTCCATGATCTTGTTGTTGTGCTCGACCTTGGCCGCTTCCATGCGCTGGCGCACTTCGGGGTCTTGGTACAGCGGCATGTTGCCGCTTAACTTCTTGTCGATGTTCGCTGAATGCCCTTTTGCTTCTTCCAACTGTTCTTTCAACCGGCGGTGGGCAAGCTCCGCCGCACGAAACTGTTGCAAGCCTTCCGGTGTTGCGTAGCCCCTATCGCGGCCCTGCTGGTGCCAGTCAGACTGAATCTCTTCGATGTGCAGTATCTTCTCACCGTTGGGGCCAGTGCGGTCCTTGGCGCGGACGTGTGCCAGCACGTTGGGCTGGTCCCAATGGCCAGACGACGGGTCGCTAAACTCTTTGGCCCGCTGCTCGTTGTGCGGCATGCGCAGCAGTATCTCGCGGTAGTTGCTGCCGCCGGGGAGCGAATAATCTTCGTACTTGGTTGGCTCGTCCGGTAGCACATTCAAGCCACGGTTCTTCAAAATGCTTTTGGCCAGTGTGCTCTCTTCCAACTGTGGGGCTGGCTTGGACTTGAGCTGGGCTAGGAACTGCGCCCGCTCCATCTTGGGCAGCGCCATCAGCGTCTGCAACTCGCGGTCCTGCGCCTCCTGCGGCTTGTAGCCGGGCCGCTTGCTCAACTCGGTCATGAACTCAGCGCCAGTGCCCTTGGTGCGGGGAAGCTGCGCCGCCAGTTGGTCGATAGGCGAGTAAAAGCCTTTCACAGCTTGCGCTCCGTCATGTGGATGTCGTGGGTCGATCCACCAGCTTTTAACTTGTCAAGAATTGCGGTTTCGGGGATGCGGTACTGCTCCGTGTTGCCGTTGACTTCCCGCTTGACATCGTAGCCGGGCACGTATGGCGTGCGCATGGTCTTGCCAGTGGCCGGGTCCTTGATGGGCTTGCCCATGCCGGGTCCTAGTTTGGGATGATCTTCGCGCATTGGTGCGTTGCCATGCAACGCTTTACGCACGATTTGAAAAGGCGGCAGATTTTTGCGGGCGCTGTGCGACGTGAACACATGCTGGCCCGGCTCGTACTTGAACGGCATGGACGCGATCATGTCTTCCATTTCTTTGGCGCCTTTGTTGATGCGGTCGTGCAGCGAGTCGTAGGAGTCCTGCATGGTGGTCAGCTCGCGGTTGGCCACCACGGGCGCCTTCATGCCCGCCGACGTGGCCGCACCGGCGATGGCCTTGCGCATCTCCTGCACCGATAGTGCGGTCGAGCCGCCCTTGGCCATGCTTTTCATTGGCAACATGGGTGGGCGCGGCATGGCCATCGGGTTGGGCCGCATGGCCTGCATGGCTTGGCCTTGGGGTGTCATGGCGAGGATGTTGCTCTGCGGGCCCTTGGGCGGGGGCGGCTGCATGCCTAGGGGTTTAGCGCCCATGGGTGGTGCTCCGGGCAGTCCGCCTTGTGGCGGCATGCCGGGCTGCGGTGCGCCCGGTGGCTGTCCCGGCTGTCCAAGCGGTTGTCCCGGCTGTCCGGGGGGCTGGGGCAGCATCTGCTTGCCCGGCATCTGGGGCTGGAAGTCAACGCCGCCGATCGGCAGGCTGATCTTGTCCGAGTCTGAGCCGGGGCTCATGTACTCCTTGACGGCCATGTTAGGCGCCTCTTCCGCGCCGACTTCCTTAATGTCGATCGGACCGCCCTCGGCCTTGTGCAGGATCAGGTGGGCGCGCATCTCGTCCATCGTGGGCGCAGCGCTGCCGCCTTTGGCCATGGTGCGGGTGCGTTTAGCAGCGCGCTTGGGATACTCCCATTCCGATTTCTCTTCTGGGTCGTGGCGGTGCGCCAATTGAAACTGAGCGGCAAAGCTCTGCTCAGGGTGCGCCATGTACTCATCGAACTGGCTTGCGCGGTGAGCCGCGTGCAGCACGCCTTTGCCGCTGGCATGTACCGCGCCGCCTTCGGCCATGAACTTGATTGGCTGCGGTGGCGCGTACTCTTTGCCTGCGCTGGCTTCTTGCGCGTGCGGCGGGTCGATCTCGTACTCGCCGTTGTTGTCCTGCGCGTGCTTGATGTGGCCCTCGTTCACATGGTGCGTGAACGCCGACTGGTGCTGGACCGTGCTGGTCGAGGTAGTGGGCGTAGTCATCAGCAGGTGGCCAACGGTCTTGCCGTTTTTGGATTTAAACCGGTCCTTGGGCAAAAAGTCTTCGTCTTTGAACCGTGAGTCGGTTGGGATCATGTGCGGCGTGCCGTCTTCATTGTGGCCAACTTGCACCAAACGCGGATGCAAGATGTGCTGCTTCTGGTAGTCGTAGCGCTTGTCGTTAAGCGTGGTGTGCCCGAAGTGCGCCTTATCGGGCGTTGTTGGCTTGCCATTGGGCCCAAAGTGCCCCATTGGGCCTTCAGCCTTTTCTTCCTCAGACAGCTCACTTACGGGCCTACCGGTGGACCAATACTTGGCGTGGGTGATGGTCTTCTCCATCTTCTTGGCCATGGGTGAGTCGCGCTTGACATCGGTCACCATGTAAGAGCCTTTGGGCGGCGTCTTGTGTCCATCGTCGTTGACGGTGTCCTCACCCTTTCCGTTTACCGCAAGGATGGTGGATCGCACGCGCTGCTTGTCGCGGGCGATGTTCTCGTCTATTGAGCTGCCGTGCTTGGTCTTTGGCCCCACGTTGGAGTACGTGACGTAGTAGCCGTTCTCAGGGTCGTGCAGCTCGTTGGTCTTGCCGTACGAGTTGGCGGTGATGGGCGGCTTGTTCTCGGCAGCGCGCTGCTTGTTCAGGCCGCGAATGACATGGCGCGATGACACGTCGGTCTCGTCCACCACGTTGGGGCGAAACAGCAGACGGGTGTTTCTCTTGTCGGCCTTGTCGGCGGCTTCGCGCATTGACCCGGTGTGGGCGATGATCCAGTCCTTGGTCATGGCCGGGTCGTGCTTGGCCTGCGCGTGGCATGCCCGACGTACTGCGGCGTTGACGTACTGGCTCTCGGCGTTGGGCGCAAAGCATGTGCCCTTGCTGGTATCGACCACGCCGTTCTTGTCGGTGCCGCCACCGCAGCCTGTGGTCTGCCCGGCGCAAGTGTTGAGCACGTGGCGCTCGGTCTTGTCGCCATGGCCCGATGTGTACAGGGCGTGGCCAGCGATGCCCTTGGACGCAAAGCCTTCGTAGGTGCGCCCTTGCGCGTCGTGCTCGTGGCGCACGGTGTCTAGCTTTTCGCTCTTGTCCAGTGTGTTGGCTGTTTTGCCGATGTGCTTGGCCATGCGCAGCCGGTTGAGCGCGTCTTGCTCAGCGCTTACCTGCTCGTCCAGTGGCTTGGCAAAGTGCTCGTCCAACGTTCTTTTGTGGGTCGAGCCCATCTGCCCAAGGGTCATGGGCGGTCGGTTCTCGGAGCCGTAGACGGCAGCGCGGGCCTCGTTGATCTTGTCCATGCCCTCGGCATGCTGGGTGCCGTGCAACATGTGCCGGGGGACCACGATGCCCCGGACGCCGCCGGGCCCTTTGGCATCAATCTTTATCCGCTTTGGGTTTGACGCATCAGGCTGTCCGCCCTTGGCCAGCGCCTGCTTCATCTGGGCTATCGTTGGTTGCACATCGCCTCCTATGGGGAATTGGCGCGGATTTTACAGCGCATAGGGATTCTCTCTCTTGCGCTGCCCGGCGTCAACATAATCGTCCTCGTCCACCCACTCGCGGGGGAAGTCGATGGTCAGCCAGCCCGCGTCGCGCAGGTAGCGCAGGGCTTGGCTCATGGCGTCCACGAAGTCGTCGTGCGCCGTGCCCTCGGGGAAGCTGCATATCTGGCTGATCATGCCCTCGGCCCAATCGCGCACGAAGCCCTTCCTGTTGCTGCTCTCGGGTATCCAGACGCGCCCGGCCTTGATCACGTTGGCCACGATGGACAGCCGCTGGACCTTGTCGGCCCGGCCCGGATTGTAGGGGATCACGGGCACGCCTGCCCTGCGCAGGTCTTGTATAAGACTGATGCCCGCGCTCTTGTCCTCGACCAGCAGCAGGTCCACGCGCTTCTTGTTCTTGCCCTCGCCGTACACGACC